GTATTTGTAATTGTCTACCCATACACCTAAGTTAAAGAACTCGGCAGGCTTCATCAATGCTTGAAGTCTCATCAAGTCAAAGGGCCATGTGCTACTTCTTCTATAACTTAATTCTGTTGGCCCGTCATCACCAACAACCCAATCTTTCTGGAATGTACCAGGACTATAATTACCAACAATTGATACAAAAGGTGACACTAAATTACCTGCACTATCAACAGGTAATATGTTTAGCAAACTAGGACGTGCTAATTCAGGAACTGTTACAGGAACTCCGTTGTCCCAACGAACACCATTTGCTATGTCATCCCACAACACTAAGTTATCACTTGTGTATGGTGCAGGGCCATAACGCTCCGTCCACCAGCTAGGTTGATCTGGATAGTACAACATTTCCCAAGGTGTTTCATTTGGCGTTGTTGTATCATAGAAATATTGATACACACCTCTCCAGTAACCTTGTTCAATAACAGTACCATTTAATTTGTTAGCACTATTTTTATAGTTGTATGTAAACTCATCATTGGCATTATAATATTGTGTTTTATAATTCAAACGATTTTGACCAATCCAGTTAAGGAAACTAGGAGTATACATTTCTAACCATTCACTATTAGAATATTGTTGTGAACTCTGTCTGAAATAACCAGGAATCAAATCATATGCTTGAATTGGAATAGTGTTACTTAACTTCAAGTTATTGTAAACACGTGTTTCAAATTCCAATAATGCTTGGTCACGATAATCTTGCAACACTCCGTCTGTATATGCCCCGTATAACTTAGTATATGAACCATCATGACCCATGATGAAATATGTAGGGACGATATAATCACTATCTAATACAACACTAGGGATGAATGAAGGATATAGTCCCAACTTAGTTGGAGTATTCGGAGCATAACTACCATAAGTTTTATTATACTCATTAATAGTAATAGTATCACCTGCATTTAATGCAATAGTAACTTCTAGTGAAGGGGCAGTTGTACTAACAACATAATCTTGGCCCTTAACTAATTGTTCTGTTACAGTTTGATAACCATTTAATGCGGTAGTGCGATACACTAACACACCATTATAGTTTGAAGTTTCAAAATTATAAACTTGTGATAATGGATAAATTGATGTGTCTAATGCATTATTAAATGTATATGTATTAGTTCTATATGGTGCATTAGACGGAATCATATCTGACCAAAAGAATGATTGGTCTGAACTTTTAGCCTGTGTAATTTGTGCCAATGCAATATCTAAGATTTGCGCTGGATTATATGTTTGAGTAAAACTAGTGTTTGAAACTGTACTTACAATTAATTGCTTATAGTTGACATACTCTCTACTATTATATAGCAATGCATTGAATAAATTATGATTCGGTACACGCAATAATGCGCCGGGTATAACTAAACTAGCACTATTTTGAATAATAGCATTGCCATATGGAACTACATCACCTAAGTCTCTGTAATTATTAGGACCAAATACATCACCAGTTGTGTATGGATTGTTATAGAAAATACTTTGATATTGATTACGAATATCACCGACGTTAGCAACAGTAATATCAGTATTCAATGGGTTATTATTCAAATTAATAGGAGTCTGATAATAAGCCGTACTGCTTACTTGGTCACTTAATATTAAGATTTGAACTACACAATCAGTAACAGGAATATAAGCAGAGTTTATAGTGATTGTAGTTGTTGTGGCAGTGGTTGTTACTGTATAATTTGCAGAATTAATATAAGTGTTATTCACATATACTTGAACGGTTGGCCAATTTGTTTCACTAGAACTCATTGGTGCAATGTCACAATTAAATGCTGTTGTACCACTTAATGCAGGTACAGAAAAATCAAATACTTGATATTGTACACTAGGACTTACTGCTGTTTGCCAACCAATTTGACGAACATATGTTTGGTCGATGTTGTAATTATACACATAACCAGTATTAACATTTTCAGTTATAGGAGTAGCACCAGTCACATAATTAAATGTATCTGAGTTAAATGTAACATCGAATTGAATATCACCTTGATTTTCAATAGAACTATATGCTAATGGGAATCCCAATATTGAGTCGATTGCGCCTGCTCCAATACCATATTGGAACAATGTAGTGCCCTTAAATGTAGTACTCTGATATACTGATGTATCACCTAAACTAATACCATTGCTATCAAAGATATCAAAGTACGGTGACATGTTTACATTTGTTTTTTCTTGTGCTTCTAACCAACCTGCACCAGTATAATAATATGTAGTGCCGTGATTATAATATCCACGTAATACTGCAACTTGTTCATTTGTTAAACAAGGACTGTCTTCTGCCGGAGTCAATGTAATAACCGGTGTTGAACCTGTAGTTAATGTAGACAAGTTAGCAACAAAAACAACATTACTTACTGCAGGATCCGCTGAGAAAATAACTCTAGCCCCGGAAAACAATGCATAATTGTTTACTGTGGTTTCACTTGCAACAATACTTGCTACAGCGGTTGTATTAAATGAAGTTGCGTTTGTCCATGCTACAGTAAGTGTTAGTGTAGTTGTACCGGTAATACTTAAAATTTGCGTGTTACGTGGTAACAAGTTAGTAGAATCGGTAATATATTGATATTGTTGTAATGTGCCAGTAACATCACTGGCTTGAACTGTAATCGTAGTAGTTGTTGCATTTGTTACACCCGCAATGGTTGCAGTATATGCACTATACACTTCAATGTCTGGGTAGTAATTTTGTTGGTCAACAACTTGTGTCAATGCATCAGTTGTTCGTGTGTCATAAAAGTCAATCGCTTGTTTACCAATCGTACCTGAGTTAAACAATTGCAAGTTTGGATAAAATTCAATAATAGGACGTTGTGCTTTTGCACTAGCAGTTGCATATATTGAAGGGATTTCCGGGTTATTGTTGTAAGATGCTGTTGCATTAATTACATCGATGTGGAACCAACGATTACTGCGTGACCATGCATTTTTACTAATACTGTTTCTAGCGATTGTGATGTAGTCAGGAAGAACAGGAACAAAGTCTGTTAAATCCCAGTTGCCTTCATCATAGTTAGTAAAATCATATGGATTGTAAATTGCTTCTGTAAAACTTTCAGGGCAAATTAACGAGTCTATCGATACCAATTCAATTGCAGTACCAACACCCTCTACATAATATTCGCCATTCAAATAACCTGTTGGAATAACGTCACCGTTAAAAGATACTTTTAATCCATTAGTAAACACAACACCATTTGTTGATGTGAATGACTTTTGTCCTAAAATCTGTGTATCTACATCTAGTGTATTTGATAGGTTGCTTTCAATTAATTTAATAACACCTACGCTATCAGAGTTTGTACCATCTTGGTAGTACAATGTGTCTAATGGTGCACTAATATAAGGTATTTCACTAATAGTACCTACGGTGTTACGATAGAAAGGCAAGTTGTTATACTGTGTGCCAAACTTTGGCGTAATAGTTTGATTAGTAGGGATAACTCCACTTGGTACTAATCTGATAACTGGGTTAGCAGGATCGCCAATATACTCAATCGTGTAAAAATTATTTGCTACCGGTGTGTAGAATCCTTCTTCTAACAAACCTTGATTTATATTTGCAGTCATTAATCCAGTACCATTGGTCAATGACAAAGTTGTGCCGCCCAATGTAGCAGAAATAGTAAATCCTGTAGTGCCAACTAAGCTGTTAACAAAGTATACAGTGCCTGCTGTTACACCACCAAATGTAGGATTATCAAAAGTAATTGTGCTGTTTACTTGTAACTGCGCATTTAAGCCAGAAGCAAGAGTAAGCACATTACTAGCAACTTGATTAACGGTAACTGTTAATGGTTGAACTAATGAATTGTTATTAGTGTCATATGAATTTTCGTCAAAATATGTTTGTACATAACCAGTTTCATTTGTGACACCGGTATTATAAAACATGATTTGCAACCCTTGCAATGAGGTCACGCCATCAATCGAACCAAGACTTGATAACAATTTACCGTTAACGTCTGCAAAAGGAGTTGTACAAACCAAATCTAGACTTACACCGCTGTTAGGGAAAACATATTGATTTTGTGCATCAGCAGCAGGCACGGTAAATGTTACAAACCCTTGTTCGGCACCATTGTTTTCTACACCATAAACATTACGTGTGTAAAGATTAGTTTGTGTTGGGCTGTAACCAGTTACTCCAGGTTGACCTTGAATCCAAAACTGTGTACTTTGATTGACTTGAAATGTATATGTGCCCCCGCGCAATAATGTTAGTGTTGGATTAATTTCACCACTTGCCGATGATGCTATACGAATATTATAACCATTGTCTAATGAGGTTACAACATATTGCTCGGTAGAATAAATTGTTTGTGCCGCAACAGTGACTGAAGGCGGACCAAATGGCAACCAATAGTATTGATTAAAGTTAATTACTTTGTCTAAGTTAGTAAAACTATCCCATGAATAGAACTCGCTATTAAACAAACGATTGTTGTTATTGGTTACGCCATTTTGTAATGACAATGCATCTAGTATACCAGGATATGTGATGAAGTCTTGAGCAACTGATTCATTTGTTTTTGTGATGACAACACCAGGCTCTAATTGATAATCAGTTCTAGTCTTTGTAGGTTCAGTAACGTAGTAGTCGTTTGGATTAACCCCGTAACCAAACTTACTACCAACATAGCCTTGAATTCTTTGCAGATTAGGAGGATTTACTAGTTGATCTAATGTGGCAGATAAGAATTGTTGGTTGCTAGTTGTCTGAAAAATTTCTGGTAAGAAATTTAATGTTCTAATTCTATTTGTATTTGCCATATTATAAATATCCTACCTGTAGTTGCGCAGGGGTGTTTGCTGGTATTACTACCACCGAGTTTGGTACCGCAGCATTAACAAAAATTTCATACGGTAAACATTTGATTTCGTATAGTGTTCCAAAAGGTTGACTTGGATCATTTGGCACTAACACCGCAGAACTAATTAAGTCTCCGCATTCGTTGTGCAAATATGAAGCCAATTCACTAAAGTAGAACGTGTCTCCAAAATTCCAATTGTTAATGTTAAAATAATTATTCATTGCAGTCAATACAGCACTTCTAATTTCACTATCACTTGCATTAGTTGTTGGGTTCGCAACAACTTTGATTGTTGCTTGCAACGCACTATTTGCTTTAGGTCCAAACAAAGGTTTGAACACTACACTATTTAATATTAGTGCATCACTCAACATTTTATAGTTATCCAATTCACCGTACTCTTGTGTTAGTTCATTGATAGTAGGCATGTTTGGATAAGGAACTGTATTGGTAATGTCAGTAACCCATTGCGTGTAAGCAGTATAGTATGACTGAGTTACAACATATAAATCAATAATGTTTGTTGTTACCGGATCAATTCTAGTTGTGTTATTACTGTTGTGACGATATTGGAATGCAAGACCTTGACGACCTGCTTTCCAAGTGTAATTTGTTTGTAGTACCATTGAATATGACGGGGTAATTACAGTTGGATCTTGTACAGATACATAGAAATTACCAGTAGTACCTTGTGCATTAGTTTCACTATATGCAAAAAATAACTGTCCAACAGGATATTGATATTTGTTTACTTCAATTTGTGTAAGCGTGGGGTACGTATAACATACATTACTTGTAGGAATAATATAGTTTTGTTGTAAGTTTAGTGGGTCAGTAACAATTTGGAAGAACACATACACACCAATGTTTGTTCCACCGTTTACATATCCAGTGACTTGATTAAAGAAGTCAGGACTTAATATCAATTGATTATTGTTAACACTAGTTGTTGAAACCTCAACTTGGAAGTCATCTACATAACCATCACTTTGAACAGTTTGGCCAAGAATGTTAACTACCACATCTTCTCCCAATGGCTGACTTGATCCTGGAGCGGAATTTACTTGTAAGATATTAACAAAGTCTTGTAGTATCTTACCTGAATAAGGATCAAATACAACTTGATTAGGATTGAATGCAAAGCGTGTGCTTGCTACACTACCAAAATAATATGTTAATGCTTGATATGTGATAGAATAAATGTTATTACCAACGCTTTGGAATTGAACAAAGCTATTTGGATAATTAATATCTTCAATAAACCAACGTTGTTGATTGATAGGAATTGAATTATCAAATCTTAGACTAAAGTTCTGTTGTAATTCCATCAAGGTAACACATTCTTGAATTACTGTAGTAGGAACTGCATTACTAAATGTGGGGATTACTTGAGTTAAAATAACTCCGTCTGGAACATAGCCACTTAGTGTTACAGGTCCTGTACCGTTACTAAAATTACCAGTACCGCTGTTGCTACCATCACCAACAACATTAGTAATAGTTGACCATAATGTTGTGCTATCACCATTACCGGGTATGCCGGCTTGCAATCTATTACTACTATCAAAGTAATAACCAGATGGTGCTGTAAATTGTATCAATGCCCCAATAGTCAAATATTGCAGATTGCTTGTTGCATAAATGCCAATTGGTTGAGGTATGTCTAATGCACCGTTGATTTCATAAAAGTAACCAGATTCATTGCTTGCGTTAACTTGCGCTGTACTCCAGTAAACAGGAGAACCAGTAACTGTAGATGAGTTAATTGCATATCTAGGGTAATTTTGAATATAATATTGAACTGCTCTATTTGCTGCCAATACTGATGACAATGCACTAGTAAAGAATCCAATGATATCACTGGTGTTATTATATGCTAATTGATAGAAGCCAGGTGTACTATCTTGATACAATGCACCATCATCACCAAAACAATTGATGCTTGAGAATTTACCTGTAGGGTCAAGCAAGTCTAAACTCTTTGATGTACCTATGCTACTACGATTGATAGCCTTACTCTTGATAATTGAACTATATAGTGAGTATGGAAAATCATTGTAATCTTGACCGTTAACCATACGATTTTGTGTATAGTAGCGAGTTGGCGCACGTTGTTTAATGCTTGCTAATGTTTCTCTCGCTTGGGCAGTACTTACTGTTTGCGTCAATGTCAACCCAAATGTAATTGTTTGTGCACGACCAGTTTGGTCGATGTAACTAAATGACACACTAATGCCATTCATTTCACTAGGTTGAATTACATATGTTAATGCGTTACCTGAACGAACATATGCTCTGAAGTTTCCTACAGGAATAGCAGAGAACACACCATCACCAAAGATATAAGTTACACTATCATTGAATCCTGATGTAACCGAAAAAATATCTTTGTTAGAAAATTCTGTTTGCAATTGAGCATTTGCATATACGTTGTCAACTTGAACCCAAGGTGTTCTAGTTCCGTCAGTATTTAATTTATATAACCATGTATCACTATTGTTAATACCTTGAATGTTTCCAATTGGAACATTTTGATTAGAAATTTGTTGCTGCAATGTAAAGTCATAGTTCAATAAACTACCCTGGACAAAGTAGAAAAAGAATCCTGTGTTAGGACTACCAAAGCCCAATTTGTCATTGCGATATAGTATGTTAAACTTGCCTGATGGGCTAGGTGGAACTTCATACACATAATCTTTGCCAACACTACTTGCACTAACCAATTCAAAGTTCATATTTTGATTGTCAACTGTTGCATTGAATGGCACTACCGGCAATGATGTGCTTGGGATTTGAATACTGTATTCACTGGTAGTAACACCTAAAATATCTTGTGAGTTGCCCGGTTTACCAACACGTTGTGATGTGATTAGTGCTGCATTGATAATAGTGTTGAATTGTTCTAACCAATTTGGGTTAGCAGGATCATTCCACAAAACTTGCAAGTTGCTTAAATTTAAGCCATTGATATCTGAGATATTTTGTGTAGTGCTAACACTAGTTACTTTGATAAACCCTTGACCGGCGATGTTGCGTTTTGGAACATAGCTAACTAGATTTGCTAGTTTGATAACACTATCTCTACGTTCTGCGGTATCAATAAAGTTTTCACGACTGTTCAAGTCATTTCTAAAGGCAAGACCCTGGCCCATGAACGCCATAACGTCTAGTAATGCAATAAATTCACTAGATTCTGTGTAGTCATTGAAAGTTTCTGGGTAGTAAAGTTGTAGATAATCAATGAAACTCTTACGTAATGTTTCATAATCATAACTCTGAAAGTTAGCCGCGGAATAGGTTTGGTAGAATGATTGCCAATCATTGAGTCCGAATAATGCCGCTTGTCTTGAACTGGTTGCCATAGAGTCTCTCTTTTAATATATTTATCATTCTCAAAAACTTGGTTTTTGATTAAACTACGGCAGCAGTATTAGTTGATTGATTAAAAAATATACTTAATAATGACGCATTATTAAAGGGAGCGACCGCCATTTCTATTTCAACTAGTATGCCATTTTCTTTAGGAAAAGCATTTACATTATTTAAAATGATTCGTGGGTCTTGTGATGCTACACGTTTAATTTCGTTTTTTAATTGATTTTGAACATCAACTGTATTCGGGTCAAATAGAAAATTCCAAACAGCACTACCGTAGTTAGGTTGTCCTACTTTTTCACCCTGTCTGATGTTTAATGCATTTATTAAATCTTGCACTACTAATTGACTGTTAAGTAAGCGAAACTTTTTTCCAGGATTTAACGGTTGTTGTAATCCCAAGCCACCGTCTAGGGAGCGGGCAGCTAACCCAGAAACATTATTTGTTGTCTGGGGTAGACATGCATTGATTGTACTGAATCCAATATATTGTGCCATACAGTATTTATTCTATTTTTTACGCAGGACCTATGATACCTGAAATAGAATTATTGATGGCTTGCACATTTGATGATGCTGAAGCCTGTAATGCTTGCAATGAAGTTGCACTTTGACCTGCCACCGATCCCAATGCAGTTCCTGCGGTAGAACTCAGATTAGTCAATGCAGACGGGTTATTAATCAATGAAGTCAATGATTCACTACCGGTAGAAACTGAACTTGCAATGCCACTTAATGATCCTAAATTAGATAAACTTGATCCAAATGCTCCTTCACCAGACGCAATCAATCCATTAATAGAAGTTTCATTGGCGCTTGAATTAATAGACGCAGTTGTTTCTGCGGCACCTGCGACCGAAGGAATATCAACACTAGTGTCAGCTTCTAGTTGGGCTACTAATGCTATATAATTAGGATCATTTTTCACCGCTAAAAACTCTTGCAATGCTTTATCAATACCAGGATCACCTTGAGGTAATGTACCTTGTGCATTATAATATGCTTGTAAAGCCTCTGCTATTCTTTGTTGATACTGGTCAATTTCGTCTGCCTGTGCTGTTGCTTGCTGTTGTGCTTGATTTAGTGCATCGATTTCGTTTACGGAAGCAGTAGATATAGATCCAACTAGATTTGGGGGAGGAATGCTAGGATCACCTAAAACAGAGCCGATTTGATCAGTTATTGCGGTTCTATCAGTTGTATTAATACCAAATGTTGGTAACTGAATTGCCCCTGCTGTTCCTGAACTTAATGATGAAATAGATGATTGTAATGATGCCGCATCACCTACACTTAGCCCGGTACTTGCTAAACTTGACAATGACCCCAACCCACTTGGTAAACTTGGCATTGGTAGTCCGTTCATGGCTGCACTTTGTGCTGACCCAATTAAACCTGTTAGAGAGCCGGCGCCGGGCAATGAGTTTACTGCATTAGTAGCGTTATCAACTACTGCTCCGGCAACATTTACACCACCTGGTAAATTACTCATGCCACTAGCCAAAGATGAAGCCGCGCTGCCAGCCGCTCCTGATTGTAATATTGTTGCAGAAGATGCAAGTTGTGCTAAACCACCGGAAGCCAACGATGTCCCTGCACCATTTAATGCAGTTACAGTATTAACATTTTGAGTTGCTGCAGCCAATATATTGTTAGTACCTATAGGATTTACTCCTGTTGTTTGGCTTATAAGTCCAGTTACCCCGCCGATAGAACCCAATGATGCAGATGTTGAATTTAATGGATTTGGTACAGAACCTAATGCATTTGTAACTGATGTTGACAATCCAGTAACACCAGGTATACTATTGTTGATTGCCCCTGATATATTGGTAGATGATCCTAATGATCCATTAGCTATTGAAGAGGCTGACGATAGTCCTGTCAAAGAGTTAAGTGCTTTGCTTACTAAACTACCAACTGCACCACCGACAGTGCTACTAATTCCCACTGCAGTGGCTCCGCTAACTGATCCACTTAATGCTGTTCCTACCAATCCTCCCACTGCACCACCAGCAATGCCTGATAGTAAACTACCACCAAGCCCTTGACCAGACACCACTGCGCTTGATACTGCTGATTGTGATGCAATTTGTGTTAAGTTTTGTGGTATTCCCGCTCTCATAGGTTTAAACTGATTTTTAATTGCATTGAATGCCGAGCCAGATACACCTTGACTTAAATTTAATAATCCAGTTAGCGAAGGCACTGCTGCCATTGCTCCTAAGGCACTTGAAATTCCACCAAATCCGCCCGTTGCGCTTGCTACGCCGGCGGCTGCACTTCCTGATCCGATTGCACTTAATGCAGATTGTGATACACTGCCTCCACTAAAGCCTACTGCGCTTGTTACTAAACCAGATGCGCCTCCTGATAAACTTTGTACTGCCCCTACAGTTGGGCCTAGCCCTGCAATTGATGCTGCATTTACTAAACCTGCAACTTGAGTAGGCGCTTCTTTTCCGGTTAACACACCTGTTAATGCCAAGCCTGTTTGTGCTTGTTGTAAATTATTTACAACACCAAGTGACTGGGCGGACACACTTGACGTTAACTGCGTTAAGTTTTGTGCACCGGGTGACCCTGTAAACAGTGCATTTGGCATTGCTTGCGTAATACTAGACCCTGATTGGATAAGACCGTTAATAAGAGTACCCGAACCCGGTTTCAATATACCTGCATTCGCTAATTGATTGGGTGTTTGTGCAAATGCACCAACTGCGGCTACATTACCCGCCGCTGTTGATACGATAGCAGCACCTTGTTGTGTAGCGGCTGCTAATGGGCCTGTGGCAGCGGCTTGTGCTTGTGCACCTAATAGGGCATTGGTTGTTGAAGAATCTAGTGCCCCTGAAATTGCAGGAACACTAGGTGCACTGGCAGCAGTTGCTAATGCAACTGGGGTTGGGTTTGTTTCTGCACCTGCATTGTTTGCAGCCGCAACAGCAGAGTTAGGTTGTGATGGTAAATTAGCATCAGAATCTAAGTTAGAAGATACATTTACCCCTTGACCTGCGTTAGCCCATGGTGCATGTGCCGGGGCACGTGAAGTTATTGACAATAGTTTACCCGGTGCAGCAGAAAACCCTGTTGTTTTGTCATACAACGTATCAGTTTGTGCAAGAATAGGAATTGCAGCAACTTGTTGCGGTTGTGTGCTTGCTGAGCCTGAATTTAAATTTACTTTGCTACCATTAATATATGCATCTCCGCCGGCTGCTAATGATCCATCTCCGCCGGCACTTAGTGCAAGTGCGGCGCCTGCTAAAGCAGTAACATTATTAATTGCTGACATTTGAATGTCAGTTGTTGCCCCAAGAGCAATTGCTTGATCGGTATTAACATTAAAGTTAGTTGCTTTAAAGTTCATGTCTTTAGCAGCATGTAAATTAATATTGTTGTCTGCGTGTAAATTCAAATCTCCTTGAGTTCTAATATTGACTGAGTTAGTTGAGTACATATCAATTGTACCTTCTTTACCCAATTCAATATAACTTTGTCCATTTGAATGTAGAATCATTAATGTTTGACCGTCGTCACTCATTAATATTTGATGTCCAAGTGATGTTCTAATTCTAATTAATTGGTCACGACCAATAATATCTCCATCGTCCATAACAATTGAGTGCCCACCTCTTCGTGCGACTACTTTTAATTGTTGTGCTTGCTGTTCTGTTAAATTACTTGCTATGCTTTCATCGGTGTAACCACCTGAATAGATAGGTCTACCGGGTGTGCTTACTCCCCAACCTACTCTACTTGCAGGTTCACGTTGTGCACTACTTGATATTGGGCCTCGAATTGGATCACGAATAATACCCTGTTGATTCATGATACTTGCAACATAACTATGTATAGGTTTTGGTGCAGATATGAAATCAGGACTATCTGAAACACTTTGATTGTTTGTGTTGATATTTGTTACTGGTAGTCTAGTTGCGCCACCGTAACTTTGTGCTTCACCTTCATTGGGAATAACATTATCAGTTGCTCCGATTGCAGGAACCATTTGTAATGCGCTTGCATCAGGCACACATCCTATGTAGAACCCATAGTTAGGATCACCGTTAATAAAAATACAAACTACAGTTGTACCTATGTCAGGTGGTGCATGCCATTCACCGTATGAACTTGGATTATTTTTATAATCTCCGTAACCACTATCACCTGCCTGCGGTATAACTTGACCAAAGAAGGTGCTCATGTAATTTACTGTTACCCAAGAATCAGCATTATCTGATTTGGCGCCGCCTTTATCTCCAATATAAACTCTGAGTTTACCTGATCTAGTAGGATCAATGTTATCTTTTACTATAGCCAGTACTGGAACTGTGCGAGTATTCCCGCCACCCGCATCAGGTCTGCTTGCTTTGGTCGGGCCTCTGGGTTTAAATACGTCTTCTGCCATTATGGGCCTCCTGGACCTAATCTAGGTGGTATCACACCGCCATCATCATCTGCTACTACATTATTGGTTGGCGAAATAATTTGTGCACCGGATGCTGTTATAAGTGTTGCACCTCCACCAGTAACACTAGATGAAGTGTTAGTTACAGTGGTTGTTGTAGTAGTTGTACCGTCTGCATTAGTTACTGTTACTGTTCTAGTAGATGATTGGCTATCTGTTATCACGTTTGGATTAGGTGAGTTGCTGCCTGTAGTTGATACGGGTGCTGTTGGTTGTTCTACTCCAGTAACTGGATTATGTGTTTGAATTGCAGGCTGTGTTTGATTAGATGGGTTATCTGATACCAAACCAGTATTACTTGTAGAAGTATTACCTCCGCCGGGATTAGGACCACCGTTTGTTTGAGCTGGCGTAGTGGGAGTATTTTCATTTTCTCTACCTGAACCATCTGTTAGTGCAGCACTATCGGCAAAGTCATTTACTTGGCAATGCAAAGTTTGAGTAAATTTACCATTAGAAAAAACACTATCAACTGTGATAAGTTTGTAACTTATGCCACCACCTCTGCTGTCAATGTCTTTTTGTATAACGTCTGGGTACTTCCAAAATAAAATAGAATCGTTGATATCTAATATGCCACCTTGCGCGGTATGCGATACCCCAGTGTTATCTTGTATGTTGGTATCAGTCCAATTGTAATCTATTGCTTCTTTGAAATTAATTTCAATAAAGACTTGCCCTCCGTTAGGGTTTATAGTATACCCGTCAGTACCATAAAATCTACTGTACACACCTTTTAAACTGTCATTTGTTGGAGTCATTAAAAAATCAGGGTCCCCTAAAATCTGAACTGTAGCTGTTGCTAATGCAGATTTATCATTCATTGCTGTGACAAAGTTATTTTGTGCTTCCATACCCACACCCAATTTACCTAAACGAGGTTGACTGGTTCTTCTGTCAACAATAATAGGCACTTCGCTTGGTCCATGTAATGAATTTCCTGGACCTTGGGGTGCGCTTGCACTTGGATTATTACCGCCGGTATTACTTGAACTATTAGTTGCCGCATTGGTTTGGCTATCAGTTGCTGCACCTAAAACAATAACACTATATGTTGTATCCATGTTTTGTTCATAGTGTAGTATTTCAGTGTTTTGACCTGTATACCAATACTCATATCTTTTATGCGGACCGTAATATGCTGATCCTGCATGTGCATACGCTGCATTAATCACAGGTGTTTCATATGTAGAAATAATAAATGTCATGTCAAACGCCCAGTCATTCACTACATTATCCCATCTGGGATTAGCAATTGATGGGCTACAATTATACCATCTGATGGGTTTTTTGCCAGAATTGGTTACTTCAGGTGGTGCATCTTTTTGAGGGTTTGTTTCTAATGCAGTACTATATACTGCAATAAGCGCATCTTCTAAATATGAACTAATTTTAATAATGTCTTCAATTGCCTGCAATAACGGGGTGTCTTGATTCCATGACAATGTTCTTTTATCATTCTTTGGTACTTGTTTAGTTTCAGTCGCAGGATTAGATTGTGTTGGTGTTTGTGCACCACTACCAGGCCATTTGTACTTGTCTAAGTCTGCAGGAGAAACTATGCTTGAGGCACCGATATCAGTTTCTGCAACATCATTGTACGCCCAATTATAAGTGTTAGCGATACCTTTACTACCGTTTTGAACCAGTGCTTGCTCTTGGTCATTTAATGTTTTAAATAATTTACCCAATGCTTCGTCTACTGTATTTGCAGTAATACTAGTATCGTGATTAATCATGCCTCTTTTTAATGTACATGCAGTTTGTGTAGTTAGTATTGATGCTTCAGCACTGTAAATTACGGCTTTACCATCAATTTTGAAATTCATTTTGTTGATTTGTATATCCCAGTACTTAGTGAATAGTCCACCTTGTGTACCTTGTGCATTTGGATCTAACAATCCTCCTGCAAAATTTTCGTTTCCTGTTAATAGAGTACCATTTTGATCGTATCCGTAAAATCTTACACCCAATATGTAGAAATTCCTTAATGGATTTTGGGGTGTGTTATTGCCGTTTGATTGTGCATACGCGGCAAGTGATTGATTGGCAGCTTTTAATTTAGTAATAAATGAAAACCCATATGGCTCTGTAATATTAAACTTAATGTCAGTAGTATTGGTTGATGTTCCGTTTTCTTCGGCACCTACACTGGTAGCAAATGTTAAATTATCAATTCCATAATCAAAGTTGAATCCAGGGGCTCTATCATCAGTTGTGTTGTTGATGCCACCGCTTTGTGCAATTAAAAATGCGCCACCTTGTGCAGCTTCAGGATCACCGTTTTCATTAATGAAAGTTGCGTTACTGTCTCTGAATGCATTAATATTTTTTCTACCGCTTAACACGAATGCATCATATGCATCAGGAGTAATCATATACAAGCTAATTTGATATGTGTAGCTTGCAAATTGTCCTAAAGGATTTTTTAATCTTTTGCCCGGCTTTGCATCAGCAGAACCATTTATATTAGTAGGTCCTGCAGAATTGTTGGCACTATTGTTTGTAGGATTATTATTTACATCTGCGGTGTTATTACTACTAGGTGCTGTACCATCGCTAGGGTTAGATGATGCTTGCCCACTGTCTTCATCAGCAGGAGTATTGGCAGTTGAGTTAATGCTGTCATCTTCATTTAATACGTCAGCCATGTTAGATTCCTAATACAGATTTGAGTGTTGATAATGTCGGCACGTAAATTCCTAAACCTTGTGTGAAATTAAAATAAGGATCATCTCCCAAACGATTTGGATTTCTCTCTGCAAAAACCCACCATAGTTTTGAATCATTGTATAAGTCATACGCCAATAGATCAGGTCTAAATTCATATGTTGCAGTAATGATAAAGTAAACATCACTTGGATACATAGGAATAGGTCTGTAATTCAATACATCTAAAAATTTATTGTTTACTACGCTGGTATTGTAGTATGGACTTGCTTGAGTATAAAGTGTTTGATTAGCCATTACCAGAATCCTCCAACACCGCGTTCACCGGGTTGTAATAATTGACCAGTAGCATAATCAGTAAGACTAAACTGATTAGATACTTGATTTCTACTTACCAACGGTACGCAGGTGATTGATAATTGTATTTTAGTAGGTACATACGTTGGTGTGCGCGGTGCACCTTGCTGAGTAAATCCCGGTTTTGGTTTTGTGCCACCAGGATTAATCTGTGTGCCAAGTCTACCGTTTTGAGTAGTACCTCTTAATATATTTTGTGCCTGTTGCCCAGCTAATGCGCTAGTAGACTGTGCTTGTATATAGTCAACATCTTGCGGTAAGTTATAAGTAAAACCAGTGATTGCTAAAGGCTGACCTTGAAACTGGAATGCTCCATATCCATATAAAAATGCTACAGGAGGAGGTGTCCCCGGTTTAGGATTTTGATCTTGACCATAAAACATTTTAGTCATTGATCTAAAAAAGTGAATAGTTGCTAGTAGATAATTTGCTTCAAATGTATCTTGAGCAGTAAAGTCACCGGTAATAGTCACTTGGTCAACTGAACTACCTGCATATTGATATACTTTATAATTACTATGAATGATAGTTGCAACATCATAACTTGCGGCATATGACACACTAATTGCAGGTGTATATGGGAAAATTACTCCGTCTGTTGCTGCCAATGGAGCAAGAATGCCTGCAGGATTTGCCTTATATAGATAATTTGCATCAGGTGATAACGCTATGCAAACTCGCCAATCTTTTAGTGCAGCGGTATTTGCCGCATCCTGTGCATTTGCTGATTGTTGTGCTGTGGCTGTTGCACCTTGCAGTCCAATAGAGCTACCTTGCGAACTTGGCGCAACACTTCTTGTTTGTGATTGTATTGCTGCATCGGCTGCTTGTGATTGTGCGTCAGCTTGTTGCTGTTGTAGTTGCGGATCTTCTGTAGGATCAACTGGAGTAGGCTGTGATAGTGCAGGGGGAGGATTACCTGATACCGAAGAAGCTGCCGTAGCTGAAGACTGCTGATCTTGAGCCTTTCTCATGGCAGCAGATGCAGTATCAAACACATCGTTGGTATAAGCAATAGTTTGCCTGTATCCTTGTGCTGCCAGTTGAGAATAGATTTGACTTTCTTGTGCTGATGTTATTTTAGTATAATTTGCAGGTACCGTAACAGATGCGGTTGCGCCATTTGGTGCAGTAATTGTTACTGTTTGTGTACTAGTTGCAGAATCTATCGTAGATGTTGCTGTAATGCCAGACCCGTAAGGGGATGTACTGTTACCAGTGTATTGTGGATTGGTTGTGTCATTTGTAGCCGCATCTGAGGATACATTTGGATCAGTGGTATCTTCGGGTGCGTCTACTGGCTGCGGTGTTGTAGTCGGTTCCGTAGTGCTTGCAGGAGCGTCAGCAGTATTTGTGTTTGGCGCTACTGTTAAATTTTGTTCAGCGTATTTTTGAACTTGAAATAGATTTGGTACGATATCCGGTCCATTTTCAATGTCATTGGGATCGGTAGATGTTGCTACAGTTTGACCATTATAAGTCAATCTAAACGTTGATGGGGGAGGTGCGGTTTGTAACCCTGACCCAACGTTAACTAATTGATCACCTGTATAGGGGCCGGATGACGAGCCGTTGGCTAAGTTAATAGTGTATTGTATACCGTTTGCCGTAGTGGTAGCAGTAACATTTACTCCACCACCTACGTCTGCTTGTATTGTTGATGCCATAATTCCCCTAGTATAAATAGCTTGTTGCTTGTATTTATCGCTAGAAAATATCCTAAAATTTACCCGACGGTGTTGCTTTTGTGACGCAATACCTGTATTATCGTTTGATAACAATCATAAGAGGAACCCTATGTCTATTACCCCCAAAAAGCCTGTTAATTATCTTAACAACAAGGATATCTTAAAAGAAATCCACGAAAGCAAGAACTCATATTGCTATTTTACCAAGAAAGAATATCATAGATATGACTTGATCATTGACAAACCTGAATTAAGTCTAGAAGAAAGTCTACCTTTTCTATCAACTCCTGAAAATATTCAGCAAGCAAAGGAAACAAGAGCAACTCGACTTTCAATTGAAACCGGGGAGAAAGTTAGCCCAGATAGTATCAACACAGAAGATTTAGTATTTCGTGTTATGACTTGGGATCATATTCCTGTTGCACAAAAACAGCCCAGAAAAACTGTTAAAAAGAAAACCGCAAAAGATATCATTGCATTTGAAGAAGATGACATTGAAGCAGATATCTTTTCTGATTTAGAAGATGTTACAACTAAGGGTGAAGTTGATGACATGGTTCACGTAAAAGTTAATTTTCCCCCATTCCAACATTTTGTTATTGAAAACGATCAACCTTCATGCGTTGGTAAAAGTCATTGGCAAGGTGATTTAGTAAATGGTTCATTCAATAAAGATCATGGGCAAATCACTAACAAGTTAGCCCGTATGTATATTATGTTATGTGAAAAATATGCCATGAAATTTAATTGGCGTGGGTATACATACAATGATGAAATGCGTAACAGTGCCATTCTGCAATTAACATATGTTGGATTACGTTTTAATGAAGCGAAAAGTGCTAACCCGTTTGCTTACTACACAGCCGCTATTACAAATAGCTTCTGCCGTGTGTTGAATACTGAAAAGCGTAATCAAAACATTCGTGATGATATCTTAGAAATGAACGGACTTAACCCAAGTTACAGTCGTCAGATGGCTGGCGTTAAAATGGCAATCGAAGACTAAGGTAACCTAAACTGTTGATTAGTCTGCTATCATATATTATAATATTGCTATGACAAATTTATTCAAAAAAGCAGCAGTATTCACCGATATTCACTTTGGTCTTAAAAGCAACAGTTTACAGCACAACCAAGATTGCGCAAACTTTGTTGATTGGTTTATTACCAAAGCCAAAAAAGAAAATTGTGAAACATGTTTCTTCTTAGGTGATTGGAATCATCATCGTGCAAGTATTAACATTCAAACATTACAGTTTGGATTACAAGCACTAGAGAAACTAAGTGCAAACTTTGATACAGTTTATTTTATACCCGGTAATCACGATTTATACTATCGTGATCGCCGTGATATTCATAGCGTTGAATGGGGCAAGCATTTGCCCAATGTCAAAATCGTTAACGACTTTTTTCAACAAGGTGATGTTGTGATTGCTCCTTGGTTGGTACAGGATGATTACAAGACCTTACAAAAAATGAGTGGCAAATACTTGTTTGGGCATTTTGAACTACCGCATTTCTATATGAATGCTATGGTTGAGATGCCCGATCATGGTGAAATTAACACCAATCATCTTACTGGATTTGAAAAAGTATTCAGTGGTCACTTTCACAAGCGTCAATCAAGAAGCAATATTTGGTATATTGGTAATGCGTTCCCGCATAACTATGCTGACGCAGGTGATGATGCCCGTGGTATGATGGTACTTGAATGGGACAAAGACCCAGAGTTTTATTCATGGCCTCGTCAACCAATCTATCGTGTATATAAATTAAGCGAAATTTTAGAAAACCCAGAAGGCTATCTTTTGATCGACAGTCATGTTAGAGTACATCTTGATATTGAAATTTCATATGAAGAGGCTAACATGATTCGTGAATCATTCATTCCAGAACACAAACTACGTGAAATGGCATTGATACCTATGAAGGGCGAAGCAATTGAACAAGGTCAAAATAGTGACGGACTCAAGTTTGAAAGTGTAGACCAAATCATTATTGACCAAATTAATGCCATTGAATCTAATAGTTTTGATAAAAAGATTCTACTGGACATTTATAATAATCTATGAAGCCAAAAGAATATAGAGATGTAGAATCTCTTATAAAAATTAATAAACATTTGGGCATTGCACTAGCTGAACTATCTACTACACATCCCTATATTGCTAGTCTAAGAGAAACACATAGATTAATTAAAGTTAAATTGAAATTAGAAGGTATACTAGAAAAAACATTAAAGGCTGAAAAATTAGCCAAAGATAGTTTTTTTAGAAAATTGAAATAAATGATAACATTGCAAAATATTACCCTGCGCAACTTTTTAAGTATTGGTAACGTAACACAAGCAGTAAACTTTGACCAAAAAGACATTACACTTATTCTAGGTGAAAACTTAGATTTAGGTGGTGACGGTGCACGTAATGGCACAGGTAAGACTACCCTTATTCAAGGACTATCATATGCATTGTTTGGTGTGCCCATCAATGACATTCGCAAAGATAACCTAGTCAATCGCACTAATGGTAAGGGCATGATGGTCACATTGACATTTAATGTCAATGGCACAAACTACAAGATTGAACGTGGTCGTAAGCCAAACATTCTCAAGTTCTATGTGAATGATGAGCAACAAAAGGCAAGTGAAGACCAACAGGGTGAGAATAAAGAAACTCAGATAGCAATTGAACGTGTGTTGAACATGAGTCCTGAAATGTTCCGTCACATTGTTGTACTGAACACATATAGTTTGCCGTTTCTAGCATTGAAAAGCAATGATCAAAAAGATATCATTGAACAACTGTTGGGTATTACATTACTATCTGAAAAAGCTGAAGTTGTTAAAGACATGATTCGCCGTAGCAAAGATGATATTCAAAGCGAAGAGTTTCGTGTAAAGGCCGTTGAAGAAGCCAACAAACGTGTCAAAGAACAAATTGACTCATTAAAGCGTAGACAATCATTGTGGTTAAAAAAGCACGATGAAGATTTGTCTCGCATGGCATTAGAGTACGATGAATTAAGTAAAATTGACATTGATGCTGAACTACAAGCGCACAAAGATTTAGTTGTTTGGAACAATAAAATGGCTGAATTAAACGCATACCATGCATTAGTGGCTCGTTCTACTTCATGGCAACAAAAACATGATACTGATGTTTCTATAGCACACAAAGCCTACTTGTTGAAAAATGAGTACGACATTGAAAGTGAATTGCAAGCATGGGCTAACTTAAAAGAATGGCTCAAGAATGAAGCAGAACAAAAGACTATTGCTACTGCAATTGATGCCCAAACCAAAAGTATTGCAAAAGAAAAAAAATTAATTGAGAAATTGGTTCGGGAAGTTAAAGAACTGGAAGATCATAAGTGTTATGCATGTGGACAAGATTTCCATGATGATAAACATTTAGAAGTTACATTAGAAAAGACTACATTACTTGAAAATGCACGTGCTGAATTGACTGACCTTGAAACTCAACTAGCAAGTAATCAAGTACTTGTAAAAGAGTTAGGCCCTAAGCCTACCCCATCATATAAATCAGAAGCAGAGGCTATTCGTCATAGCGGTGATGTGGCTAACTTGAAGAAGGTATGGGAAGATAAGAAACAAGAAAATAATCCTTTTGCAGAACAACTACAAGAGCAAACACCAGTTCTTATGACAACTCAACAACCGAGAACTCACTATGATACTGAGGCAGAGGCTATTGAGCATCGTACCAAGATTGCAAATCTACTGAATAACATTGATATCAAGGTTGGTGAAACTGATCCATACGATGAACAAGTTCAAGAGATGGAAGCACAGGCATTGCAAGAAGTTAAATTTGATCGTATCAATGAATTGACTAAGGCAATGGAACATCAAAAGTTCTTGCTTGACTTGTTAACCAGCAAAGATAGTTTTGTTCGCAAGAAGATCATTGACCAAAACTTAAGTTACTTGAATGCACGGTTGACACATTACTTAGATAAGATCGGTCTACCCCATAATGTTATCTTTAAGAACGACTTGCAAGTTGAGATTACCGAACTTGGTCGTGAACTTGACTTTGACAATCTAAGTCGTGGTGAACGTAATCGATTGATCTTAGGCTTGAGTTTTGCTTTCCGTGATGTATGGGAAAACTTATACGCACCAATCAATACATTGTTCATTGACGAATTGATTGATAGTGGTCTTGACACTATGGGTGTTGAAAACAGTTTAGCAATTCTTAAAGACATGAGCCGTCGTAGACATAAATCAATTTGGCTTGTTTCACACCGTGAAGAACTAGCAGGACGTGTACCTAATGTTCTAAAAGTTGTGAAAGAAAATGGCTTTACAAGCTATAGTACGGCAGCTGATATAGGGTAAAAAATATACCTAGACATAAATCTAGATAAATTATAATATGACATCCCCACAAAAAGCTAAAGGTTCTTCCTTCGAAAGAGAAGTTGCTGTATTCTTATCAAAAGCATACGGCGAGAGTTTCATCAGAGCTCCTGGCTCTGGTGCATACATCGGAGGCAAGAATCAATCACGTACTGAAATTCTACATGAAGGACAGATTCGTAGCTTCAAGGGCGATATCGTACCCGGACAGAGTTTTCCAAAATTCAACGCCGAATGCAAGAGTTATGCCGACTTTCCGTTTCATCAAGTACTAGCTGGTTCATGTAAACAGTTAGATTCTTGGCTGGGACAACTTATGGATGTAGCAGACCCCGGTGACTTAAATATTCTTTTTATGAAATTTAATCGTAAAGGTAAATTTATTGCCGTACAGACTAAGTATACATGGGTAACTGATCAATTTTTATATTACACATCTCCTAACTTAGGAGATTGGATAATCATTGAGTTCAATCACTTTTTCAATTTCAACAAAGACCTTCTTAAAACCTACTCAGGCACTCCAACTCAAACAAACCCCACAACCGACACCGTGTCAGCTAATATATTAAGTATAACCGTTTAATTTTCTAAAAATTTGTTGTCTGAGTTGTCAGACCTCCTTGAGGAAGCGTGAAATATCGCCGACGGATCTGGAGCAAGCGTAGATAGAGATATCTATGGAATACCGACAAGGCTCTCGTTAGGTTATGCGATCCTTGAATGAGTTTGTACTTACTTTGTCTTGATAGTACAAAACATGCGTTGCCGAAGGCATATTCGAAAAATATGTACTTCACTACAGTCCCAATAAACTTTACAGGGCAACCGGTGGCAATTAACAGCACAACAGGCTAGTTAGTTGGGGAACAGACAACAGGATGACAGGGCATGGCAATGTACCTTTTTCTTTGGTAGTGCTGAATAGCACTACCATGGCTTCTAGAGGCGGCAATATAGATTTAAATAAAAATTATTGTTAAAAAGTATACCGAATGAGCGTAGCGAATGAGGTATAAGTTGTCCGTAAGGACAACTCTGTTAAGAAATAATATTGTTCTCGTAAAGATAATCCCGTAGAAGTAAAGAAAATTCTGTATGTGCTTCTTTAGGTAAATGATGAAATATGGTTTCTTGATATCCGTTATCTAATCCCCAATCTAAAAAACTTCCTTTCTTATCATAGGGTTTCCAAAAAGAATTATTCCAATCTAATTTAGGTAATTCACAAAAGTCTTTTCCTAATATGGTTTCTATTTTTTTATAGTGTATATCAAAATCATCAACTATTCTTTTAAATATGGCATATGGATCAGTTAATGGATGAACTCCCATAAAAAATAGATGAGGAATTTTTAAGTAATCTAATTTACAATGTAAGTTGTAAATTTGACTATGGAAGTACTGCGTATAACTAACACTATTCGTCATAGAGTACATAGTTGTTTTCTGGAACTCATTTCTAACCATATCAACTGATCTTGCTGTTTCATCAGATAATCCATCTTGTGTACTTGCCATAGTTCTATATTGACCATCGTAGAACCAATCAAATCTAGTAGCTTCACTCCATCCTATTACAATTAGATCAGGATAATTACCATTACATTTTTGTAAGAATTCTTCGGTTGTTCTAAGTATTCGATCATTGCCTGCACCACCTACTGCTGGGTTATCTAGTATGGTTGCATTTAATAACTGTGCTAGTTTGTAAGAATAACATTCTGTGTTAGGGTCAATTAATTCTGAGCCATATGTATGACTATCCCCGTTGAAATATATTTTCATAAAGTTGATTTTAAAAGAATGGGAGTCCAGATTTCTTAGTGGTTTCTAAGTTTCGTTCTATCGTTTCGTTTATATCGTTGCGTTCTTGGATAGACATGTTCAGAATATCTTCATATGAAACACCACCGCGCATATACCAAGCCATGGTGATTGCATTTTTCTTAATGCCCACCACGTCTTCTTCATACTGGTCTATCAGCTTCTTAATACCCTCGGGGCTAGTGTAAAGAAGCCTTAACCGAAAAAATCAGATGGGTTTAGAGTAAAGTCTTGCTCATACTCATGATTACAGTTGATACATTTAATTTTAATTGGCTTCATTTGTGTTGCCATTTTTAATTCTGCATTGTAATCACGAACTTGTGTATATGTAGTTCTATCACAATTTTGTAAGAATTCTAAAATATGTGCAGGATCATCAACTCTTGTGCCGGGTGTTTGAATGTATTCGATTGCTTTGCTTAACAAATCCATAGTCAACTCGGTAATTTTTCGTAGTGCAACATTGCTTGCGGCTTCTTTATCAGCACCTGCTTCCATAGCACTAACGTTTTGGAACATTTTTTGTATTTCAAATTGTGCCATAGCAGCCTCGTTCATTTCTTTATAAATCAAAGGTCTTAATTTAAATTTCAAATCACCTAACTCAAGTTCCTTAGTATAATCTCCGGCAACTAATGTAGTTAATAATCCAACTAAGTTAACTCCATATTTGCTAGATTCTGTGCAACTTGGGCAAGTAGATTCAAGTTCCAATCCATCACCACCTGCGGCTGCTTTGATACCAATAAGAATTGCATCTAAATCATTACTGCTGATTTTCCACGGGTCTTTGATATTTGGAACACAACTTTTCATTAAATCTGCTACTGCAACACCGTTAAACAATGCGTCAGGGGTTCTAGCAGTAATTTCATCAATGGCAGTCATTGGGTAGATAGGAAGCTCACCGTTGACTGGCATGTCAATTACATCAGGTGTATAATCCTTACCACCGCTGGGTAATTTAAGATAAACGGCAGGTCTTCTGAAATACTGCTTAAGTGGGTTATTGTTCATGGGGAATCCTCATTAATAATTGGGTTTTATTTAATACTAAATACTTTGTGTATTTAGTGGGTAAAAACCTGGATACATAAAAACTTGGAAATAAAATGTCTGACTCAATTGACCCAGAAATCTTAAGGCAAATCAACGAGCACCTATCTGCAATGTCAGATATGCTTGGCAAAACCAACTCCGCTATGGGGGATTTTGCAAAAGGTATGCAAGGTGCAGGCGGCGCATCAAAACAAAATGCAGATGCAGTTAATCAAAATTCAACTGCACAAAAGAATGCTGGCGCCGGAGCACAAGCACTAGCAGACGCAGAAAAGCAAGCAGCAGATCAATTAGCAGAAGAAGCAGCCAATATTAAAAGAGCAGGCGGCAGTGCAGTTATGGCACTGGGGCAGTTTGGTGATGCATTACTAAGTGGACAAAAGGGTTTTTCAAAATATAATAATGCATTAGGGTCAGCCGGCGATGCTGCGTTAACAGTTGGTAAAAACTTTGGTTTATTGGGATTAGCTGCCGGTGCACTAATCAAAGCCTTTACTATGGTTCAACAAGCTGTTAACAAACAGATGGATGACCAAATCAACTTCCGAGAAAATATAGGTAAGATGGGCGGTGCTGTTGGCACTACCACAAATGAACTTGCTGGATTAGGAAGAAATGCAGGATATGCATCAGGTGATTTAGAAAAATTAGTTAAGCCATTACAAACTGCCGGTAAAGGATTATTAAGTTTAGGAAGCACGGTAGGTGAAGGAACTAAGTCATTCTTAGAAATGGCTAATGTTGGTAGCGAAACACGTGAAAAATTCAAACGTTTAGGAATTTCACAAGAAGAATTAACAGATATGCAGGCTGCATATGTCTCACAACAACAGACATCATTAGCAGTACTGCAATCTGAAGTTGTAAGTAGAAAAGCATTAAAAGAATCATCAATTGAATATGCTGAAAATCTAGTCAAATTAAGTGCGTTAACTGGTAAAAGTGCAGACCAAATGCAAAAAGACCAACAGGCTGCACAATTAGAATTTGAAGAAGAAGTAAAGACTAGACAAGAAAATATAAAGATTAAAGAACTAGAAGCGGCCGGAGACAAACAAGGCGCCGCTCAAATGATGGCCGATCAAAAAGCCAGAAAGGCTATGATCAACCAAATGTCCGATTTGTATGGCAAGGAAACTGCTATGCAAGTTGCTCATTTGGCAAGAACAGGCACGTATGATGAAAAGACAAAAGGCCTAGCAACATTAGGTGTCAATGCAGCCCAAGTTAAGCAAGCAACAATCGGTACACAAGTAACATACGATAAAGAAGGTAAAGTAGATACTGCGGCTTCTGAAAGAATCGGTCGTCAAATTGGTAACAACATCGGTGGTCAAATCAATAAAGGCATCGATAATACTGTTAAAAATGCAGGAGATTCATTACAGTTTACAGGTGAAAAGGGCGCAGCCGCATTAGGTTTTAGTAAAGAAGCACTAGAAGCTACACAGAATACTGCCGGTATGACACCGGACGAATACAACAAGCGTATTGAAGAAGCCGGTAAAGCAACAGAAAAAACAGGAAAAGAAGGTACTGACACTAAAGCAGATAGGGCTGCTAAATTACAAGAAATTGAAATTAAAGCAAGAATAAAAACTGATGGCTTAATCACTTCAGCAAGCAATCACATGACTGCGCTAACAGTCGCACTTGGTGCCGCTACCGCTGCTATTGGTGGATTAATATTTGCATTGCGTACTCCCGGAGCAGTAGGAAGTGCAGCCGGCGGATTATTAAGTAAACTTACTAAACCTTTAGGCGGCGCCGCAGGCATCGCCGGTGGTACAGGCGGCGCAGTTAATAACATTGGAAAAGTTGCAGGAGTTGCCGAAGGCGCAAGTAGCACAATAAAAGTAGCGACTGGAGTAGAAAAAGCAGCGGCCGGCTCATTACCTGTACTTGAAAAAGCGGCTGAAAGCGGCGCAGGCAAAGGTGTTGGTGGGTTTATTGAAGGTGTTGGTCAAGGATTAGCAGGAGTTGGCAAAGTTGCACCTCAAGTTATAGCAGGCGCCGGAGCAATTAGTGCTGCAATTGCGTTGATTGGTGCAGGCGTTGCCGGCGCAACTTGGATATTGGGTGAAGCATTACCTAACTTTGCTAAAGGATTGAAATCATTTAATGATGTTGACGGAGATAATCTAAAACAAGTTGGTTTGGGAATGGCAGGGTTAGGTGCAGGTGTTATTGCATTAGGAGCAGGTGCTGCATTAAATGCAATGACAGGTTTGGCTAGATTGTTTACTGGTCAAAAAGATCCACTAACAGAAGCGGCTGATCAATTATTACAATTTCAATCATATGATATTAATGGGGCAAAAGTAAAAAATAATGCTGATGCTTTTGTTGCATTTAGTGATGCAATGTCAAAATACAACGGTGGACCAAGTGAAGGATTGATTGGTTCAATAACTAATAGTATTACAGGATTTTTCGGTACTCAAGATTTACCATTTGATAAATTTACTCAGTTTTCAGAATTAGACGTAGGTGATCCTAAATCAATAAAAGACAAAGCAAGTGCGTTTGTTGCTTTTAGTGATGCTATGTCAAACTACAAAGGCGGCGCCAACGAAGGAGCAGCATCAGCAATTTCTAATTCTATTACTACGTTCTTTAGCACAGAATTACCTTACTCACAATTTACTACTTTCTCTAATTTAAATATTGCTGATCCTAAAGCAGTAAAAGATAAAGCAGATGCATTTGTTGCATTTAGTAAGGCTATGTCAGAATATAAAGGTGGTTCGGCGTCTGCGGCTGCATCAGATGCTATTTCAGAATCTGTCACTAATTTCTTTAAATCAAAACCACCTATCAATCAGTTTGAAAATTTTGCAAAATTATCAGTAGATCCGGATAAGACAACAAAGAATGCTAAAGCCTTTGCTGACTTTGCAACTGCAATGGCAAGTTATAAAGGTGGCCCTGGGGGCTTTAGTGCAGTTAGTTCAATGATTGGTGCAGGGGTCACTAAGTTATTCGGCGGAGACGGCCCAGTAGCAGCATTTAAGAAATTCAGTGAAATGGATTTTGGTAAAAAAGCCGGAGAAAATGCTGACGCTTTTCATAAGTATGCACAATCAATGGGGCTATTGTCAGGAGCAACAGTCAGCGGAGCGGCGCCAAGCCCGAATCAAGGTGGAAGTGCGACATCTGGTGCACAGACAGGTGGGGCTGGTGGTGGAGCAACTGCTGGCACCCCGCCGGCAGGACCCGCAGGAACAACCGGAACAGGCGGCGCATCTAGTAGCCCAACCGGAACAGGAACAAATCCAGGAGAATCTTCAGGTGGCACAAATGCAAGTGCCGGAGGCACTGCAGGTGCAGGAGCCGGTTCAGGTCCAACTAATGCAGGCTCAGTAAGTAAAGCTAGATTTACAGTTGACGGTGGAGATGCGACCGGTAAAGGTTCAACTCTTGGTGGAAACATGGCAATAGGTAGTCGAGCCAGTGCAGCAGGTGCAGGAGGCGCACCAGGAACGCCCGGTGGTGCTGGAGGTGGTGATGCTGATGTAAAATCAATGATTAAGAGACACGAAGGTGTTAGAAATACCCCGTATAAAGACAGTAAAGGCTTATGGACTGTTGGCGTAGGTCACTTAATTGGTGACGGTAGAAGTTTACCACCGGCATGGAATAGAACACTTTCTGATAAAGAAGTAGATTCTTTGTTTGACGATGACTATGAAAAACATAGACAGGCGGCAGAAAAAATACCGGGTTTTGGTAAATTAAAACCCTCCGGTCAAGGAGCACTAACTGACTTAACATTTAATATGGGACCGGCTTGGTATCAAAAATGGCCCAATTTTACAAAACAAATTGAATCCGGCGATACAGCAGGAGCTGCTGATAATTTATTAGGTAGCCCATATGCAAAACAAGTTGGTAAAAGAGCATACGACAATGCAAATTTATTAAAAGCTAAATCAGGCGGTATGTTTGATGGCCCGACTACTGGTTATCCAATCGAAATGCACGGTAGTGAACTAGTAGCTCCATTGGATCCTAATTCTATATTGATGCAATTAGCAAAAGAACCTGCTAAACCAGAAACAGTAGCTACAGCAACAAAAGAGCCTGGTATTGGTAATGCGCTTCCTGAAATGATACATATGATGGGATCAAAATTGGATAAAGTAATCAGTGTTTTAGAAAATAGTCATAGAACTAATGAAAAGATATTGAAACATACTAAGGTTTAATACTAAATACTAGCATGGCATATAAAAAGAAATTCTTAAATAAGAGTGGTATCTCAAGCCCAATCGCCGGCGGCAATAGTAACACCGGTGCCTGGAATGGGTCACCTGGACAAAATGGTTCAGAAACAGGTGGTTGGAACAGCACAGAGTTTGGCTATAAGAATTATATGTCTAGACTTCCAGAAGTCTACACTGGTCACCCAAATCGTATCGAACGTTATAATCAATATGAAATGATGGACGTTGATGCTGAAATTAATGCTTGTTTAGATATCTTAGCAGAATTCAGTACACAAAGAAACGAACACAACAAGACCCCTTTTGAAGTAGAATTTAAAGACGATCCTACTCCCCATGAAGTAGAACTAATCACAAAGCAATTACAACAATGGTGTAAACTAAACGAATTTGATGTTCGTATGTTTAAAGTATTCCGCAATGTTGTTAAGTATGGTGATCAAGTATTTGTTCGTGACCCAGAAAACTTTAAGTTATATTGGGTTGATATGGTTAAAGTTATTAAAGTTATTGTTAACGAAAGTGAAGGTAAGAAACCTGAGCAATATGTTATCAAAGACATTAACATTAACTTACAAAACTTGTCAGTGGCACAAAAAACAAACACAGACTTTGCTGCCAACCCAGCAACAGGGCTAGGTGGTTCAGGTGGCGGAACAAACACACCTTACACAGTTCCTGCTATGCCATATAACACAAGTGGTTCAAGATTTACATTGGGACAAAGCGAGTCAGCCGTAGATGCTAAACATGTAGTGCATCTAAGTTTGACGGAGGGTCTGGATCGCTTTTGGCCCTTTGGTCAAAGTATTTTAGAAAATATCTTTAAAGTTTATAAACAAAAAGAACTATTAGAAGATGCAGTTCTTATCTATCGTGTACAACGTGCCCCTGAACGTAGAATGTTTAAGATTGACGTTGGTAACATGCCAAGTCATATGGCTATGGCATTCGTAGATAGAATTAAAAATGAAATTCACCAAAGACGTATTCCAAGTTTATACGGTGGTTCAAGTATTGTTGATGCAACATACAACCCATTGTCAATGAACGAAGATTATTTCTTCCCTGTAACAGCAGAAGGGCGTGGTTCAAGCGTTGAAGTATTACCCGGTGGTCAAAATTTGGGTGAGATTGATGACCTGAAGTACTTCAATAACAGACTAGCACGTGGTTTGCGTGTTCCAAGTAGTTATTTACCAACAGGCCCCGATGATAACACTACTCCATTAAGTGACGGTCGTGTTGGTACAGCAATGATTCAAGAATTCCGTTTCAATCAATATTGCGAACGTTTGCAAAATTATATCTGTTTGAAACTAGATGAAGAATTCAAACTATTCTTGCGTTGGAGAGGCTTCAATATTGATACTGGATTATTCAGTATTAAATTTAATCCACCACAAAACTTTGCTGCATATCGCCAAAGTGAACTAGACAATGCACGTGTTAGTGTGTTTGGCACAATGGAAGCATTCCCTTATATTTCAAAACGTTTTGCAATGGAACGTTTTTTGGGATTAACTGAAGAAGAAATCAAACGTAACGAAAAACTTTGGGAAGAAGAAAACAAACAAGAAGTTACTGAGAAACCGCAAGGTTCTGACTTACGTAATGTTGGTATTAGTTCTGGTGACTTTGAATCAGATGACCAAACGGCAGAAGACATTGAAAATGCAGATCAGGAAGCTGAACAAGGGCCTGAAGTTGCAGGTGCTGTAGCAGGAGGTGACGTGGCAAGCGCACCAAGCGCAATGCAAGCTGGTGCAGCAGGCCCAATGGGCGGCGGTGGATTTGCATAAAAGATAAATAAACTTATGAAATTATTCGAGATGTTTGACCCTCCAATCTTAGGTTATCAGGATACAAATTCTGATAACAGTCAACCTACTTGGAGAACATCTCGTAAAACCAAACTTACTTTAAAGCAAATTCGTAAATTAAGACGTATGTTAGACGTTAGAAATTATGAAAAACAAGTGCACTTAAAGAAAGTTCGTGAGCAATACGGCGCAAAGCCTGAGCAAGATGCTGGCGCTCCGTCAGCATAAAATTCTATATTCTAAGTAAAAACGCAAAAAATACGTCTTAATTGACGGTTTTTCTAACCACGTGCTAAATAATTCTACAAAGCCATTCATATCAGGAGAACTTACAATGGACAACAAAAAATTTGAAACACTTATCAATCTCATTATTAATGAGAATGAAGAACAAGCCCGCGAATTATTCCACGACATCGTTGTAGAGAAATCACGTGAAATCTATGAATCACTCATGGATGAAGAAAACATGGAAGAAGGCATGGGCGGTCAAGTAGGCGATCTACTAGACGAAATCAATGCTGAAGAAGAAGGCGTTACTGAAGAAGACGAATCAGATATTGAATTTGATGACGCAGCAGAAGAAGACGGCGAAGACTTGACTCACGATTTGGAAGCAGATCATGATGAAGGTGAAGAAGCTGAACACGAAGAAATCGAAGACGCTGTTATCAGAATCGAAGACAAACTAGACCAATTGATGGCTGAGTTTGAAGAAATCATGTCTGGCGATGAAGGTGAAGAAGACATGGGCGGAGAAGAAGACTTCGGTGACGAAGAAGACATGGGCGGCGAAGAAGACATGGGCGGAGAAGAAGAAATGATGGAAAACGTCAATCTTCAGAAAGTTTCTGTAACTCATGGTGACAACGGTCAATACACAAAGAGCCCAACTACTTTCAACTCAGGTAAAGCAGGAATGGACAGCAAGCCAGTAAACTTTGCTGGTAAAGATGAAGCTGTACCAACAAGCCCTAAAAAGCCAAGTGACTACTTGACAAAGGGTGAAGGTAATGTTCCAGGAGCAGGTAACTTCAAGAATGTACCTGGAAAGAATAACGCTAATTTAGGCAAGACACCAGCCCCCGTTAAGAAAGACGGCGCAACTGGTACAAAAAGCCCAGTAGCGAAATAAGGAACTGAGAACAAATGGCTTTGTATCTCAAAGAACATCTCACTTTCGACAGAGCCGGTATGGTGGTCGAAAGTGAAGGTGAAGGTAAAGGAAAATCACTTTACATGAAGGGGATTTTCATTCAGGGCGGGGTTAAAAACGCAAATGAGCGTGTTTACCCCGTAAATGAAATCGAGAATGCAGTCAATACCCTCAACGAACAAATTACAGGTGGCTATAGCGTATTAGGCGAAGTAGATCACCCTGATGACCTCAAAATCAACTTAGACCGTGTATCACATATGATTACAAGCATGTGGATGGACGGTCCCAATGGTTTTGGCAAACTAAAGATTCTACCAACTCCAATGGGTCAATTAGTGACTACAATGTTGGAAAGTGGTGTGAAACTCGGCGTATCTAGTAGAGGTAGCGGCAACGTTAACGATATGGATGGCAGAGTGAGTGATTTTGAAATAATCACTGTGGACATTGTTGCACAACCTAGCGCACCTAATGCATATCCTAAAGCAATTTATGAAGGCGTCATGAATATGAAGCACGGTCATAGAATGTTGGAAATTGCAAAAGACGCAAGAGGCGACAAAAAAGTGCAGAAGTTCTTAAAAGACGAAGTAACTCGTTTGATTACAGAACTCAAAATTAAATAAGGGGATAAGAGCATGTTTGATGCTATCAAACCATTACTAGAAAGTGGACTTATCAACGAAGAAATCGGTACCGAGTTAAACAAGGTATGGGAATCAAAGTTGACTGAAGCCAAAGATCAAGTACGTGCAGAACTCCGTGAAGAGTTTGCGCAACGTTATGAACATGACCGACTAGTTATGGTAGAAGCCCTAGACAAGATGGTTACTGAAGGTCTTTCAACTGAAATCAAAGAATTTCAAGCAGAAAGACAAACAATTAGCGAAGACCGCGTAAGAGCAAAACTTAAGTTACAAGAAAGCGCAACAAAATTCAATGACTTCATGGTTACTAAACTAGCCGAAGAAATCAAAGAATTGCGCAATGATCGTAAACTTCAATTGGAAAATCAGAAGAAACTTGAGAAATTTGTTACACATGCATTAGCACGTGAAATCAAAGAGTTTGCTGTAGACAGACAACAAGTTGTCGAAACAAAGGTTAAGTTAGTTGCTGAAGGCCGTAAACAATTAGAAGCATTGAAAGCAAAATTTGTTGCTGAAAGTGCTAAGAGAGTTAGCGGTGCAGTTTCAACACATCTTAAGGGTGAACTATCACAACTTAAGGAAGACATCAAATCTGCTAGAGAAAATAACTTTGGACGTAAGTTGTTCGAAGCATTTGCAAGCGAATTCAGCGTAACTCACTTAAATGAGAAAGCCGAAACTCGTAAGTTAATGGTTCAACTTGCAGAGAAAGATAAAAAACTAGCGGAATCTGCTACTGTCATTGCGAAAGCAAGTAAGTTAGTAGAGCAAAAGGAACGTGAAGTTCGCATTATTAAGGAATCAACTCAACGTGAAAAAGAGATGGGAGAACTTCTATCTACACTAAACGAAGAGAAAGCCTCAGTAATGAGAAGTTTACTGGAAAGCGTTCAGACACCAAAATTGAAGAACGCATTCGATAAGTACTTACCAGCAGTTCTTAACACTGGAATTGAGAAAAAAGCAAGTAAAACTGCTCTCACTGAAAGCGTTAGTGAAGTAACCGGTAATAAATCTGCCACGAAAAAATTAGAAGTTGAAGTCGAAGACCGTGATAACGTAATCGACATTAAACGTCTGGCAGGGCTTTAATTAAAGACATAATTTAGGAGAAATTAAAAATGTCAAAAGTATTATTAGAAAGCCGTTGGGACGAGACCAAAGACGCCCTGTTAGAAGGTTTAAAAGGAACTCGTCGTTCAACTATGAGTGTTATTTTAGAAAACACTAAAAAGCAACTATTGGCTGAATCTTCAGCTGGTACAACTACAGCAGGTAACATTGCTACTCTTAACCGTGTTATTCTACCGGTTATCCGTCGTGTTATGCCTACTGTTATTGCTAACGAACTAGTTGGTGTTCAACCAATGACTGGTCCAGTTGGTCAAATCCACACACTACGTGTACGTTATGCACAGTCATTGACTGATAACTCAGCAGCACAAACTAGCGTTCAAGCTGGTCAAGAAGCGTTGAGTCCATTCTTGATTGCACAGGCTTACTCACGTAGCCCAGCAAATGCTACTTCTTCAAATTACTACACTGGTGCTGATACAGCAACATTGGAAGGTAATGGCGGTAAACAAATCAGCGTACAAATCTTGCGTCAAGCTGTTGAAGCTAAATCACGTAAGTTACAAGCACGTTGGACATTTGAAGCTGCTCAAGACGCACAATCACAACACGGTATTGACGTTGAAGCAGAAATCATGGCCGCTCTAGCACAAGAAATTACTGCTGAAATCGACCAAGAAATCTTGTTGTCATTGGCAACATTGGCTTCAACTGAATATACATACAACCAAGCTACTGTATCTGGTACAGCTACTTACGTTGGTGACGAACACGCTGCTTTGGCTGTTCTTATCAATCGTGTTGCTAACTTGATCGCACAACGTACACGTCGTGGCGCTGGTAACTGGTGTGTTGTATCTCCGGCTTCATTGACAGTATTGCAATCTGCAACTACTTCAGCTTTTGCTCGTACAACAGAAGGCACATTCGAAGCACCTACAAATACTAAGTTTGTTGGTACATTGAACGGTGCAATGCGTGTTTTCGTTAACAGCTATGCTCCTGATACACAACCAGTATTGGTTGGTTATAAAGGTTCAAGCGAAACTGATGCAGCAGCATTCTATTGCCCATACATTCCATTGATGAGCAGTGGTGTTGTTCTTGATCCAACTACATTCGAACCAGTAGTGTCATTCATGACTCGTTATGGTTATATCGAATTGACAAACACAGCGTCATCATTTGGTAACGCTGCTGACTATGTTGGTGAAATCGCAGTTCAAAACTTGACATTCCAATAATCAACATTGTTGGTATGAAAGACAGAAAAGGCTCTACGGAGCCTTTTCTTATGGGTTAAATATAGCATGACATATATCATATACACTTTAATAGTTACACACATCACTATAGTATGTGTGACGTTGTTCTTGCACAGAGGACAGGCTCACAAGTCACTAGAATTTCATCCTGTATTAAGTCACTTTATGCGATTTTGGTTATGGCTTACAACAGGTATGGTAACTAAACAGTGGGTAGCAACTCATAGAAAGCATCATAGATTTAGTGACAAAGAAGGTGATCCACATAGCCCACATGTCTATGGAATATGGCGTGTATTCTCTAGGGGCGCATTGTTATATAGTAGTGCAGTAAAAGACAAAGACATGGTAAATCAGTATGGTGTAGGCACACCTGATGATTTTATAGAAAAAATTTATACTAGATATAATTTTTTAGGCATACTAATAATGCTTTGGATCAATCTAACATTGTTTGGAACAATAGGATTATTAATATGGGGTGTGCAAATGATTTGGATACCCTTTTGGGCAGCCGGAGTTATCAATGGGATAGGCCATTGGTGGGGATATCGTAACGGTGAGACTAAAGATCATAGTCATAACATAACTCCTTGGGGCATTGTTGTAGGTGGTGAAGAGTTACACAATAATCATCACTTAAATCCTGCAAGTTGTAAACTTAGTCGTGAAAAGTTTGAATTTGATATTGGGTTTATGTATATAAAAATATTTGAATTTTTAAGATTACTAAAAATCAAGCAATCCTAATATCAGCATCAACAGTAACATTATTTAAAATTGATTTTTTACCTGTACGTTGGCGCTTTTTGTACAATCTACTACAGTTTGCACATAGTGTTAACATATTCTTTTTAGTTTTATTCTTTTTATTCCCATCTACAAATATCAAATCTAATTGACATTTGTCTTCTGCTTCAAAGCTACATTGCTCACAATGTAACTTTTTATATTGTAAGTGTTTAAATCTAGGATTGTATATCGATTTAGCACACTCAACACAATATCGATGCCACTTTTGAAATCCATGTTTACTTTTTCCATTAGACTTTGCTAATGAAAATTTGCAATTAATGCATATAGGTCTTGGTGGTTGAGTAGTAATCATATTGTATTTATAAAATAAAGCACTCCTAGGTTCTTCAAACCACGGTATATAAAAAGGGCAATAGATAAATACTAGATTACTTAAACGGATTTTACAATGGCAGCAGAACTCTTTAATTCATTAGCAGGTTACTCAGTTGGTATACCACCTATCGCTATTACTGATGGCAATGGTAATATTGTTACTAATGTTTTTACATCAGGAAATGTTACTGCTTCTAATGTATATGCAAATCAATTTTATTGGGCTAACGGTACTCCTTTTGCAGGGGCAGCCGGCGGTAGCACTACTCAACTACAATTTAATAACAATGGATCATTTGGTGGAATACCAATCACTACATGGGATGGCGCAAACTTGTCATTGGGTAGTGTTGCTAATGTTAAATTAGGTGGCGGAGCTTTTGGCTATTATCTACAAACTGATGGTACAGGTAATCTACAATGGGCACCTGGATCAGGTAATGGTGGGGGTAACACTAACCCCGGTGGTAGCAACACATACATTCAATTTAATAATGCTGGTCAGTTTGGTGGCTTGCCTAGTTTTACTTTCAATAGTGCAACAGGTGTTGTAACAGTACCTAATCTATCAGTTACAGGTACACTTAATGCAAGTATTCCAGGCAGTGACATTACAGGTGCAGTAGAGTATGCAACCATTGCTAATAGTGTAGCAGGTAGTAATGTTACTGGAGCAGTTGCTTATGCTACTATTGCAAATGGAGTAGCAGGTAGTAATGTATTTGGACAAGTCAATTATGCGGCTACAGCAAACTCAGTAGCTGGTGCCAATGTAACAGGTGCTGTACAATATGCAAGTGTTGCAAACAGCGTGTCAGGTAGCAATGTGTTCGGCGCAGTTAATTATGCCAACGTGGCAAACAGTGTTGCAGGTGGTAATGTATTCGGACAAGTTAATTATGCGGCTATTGCTAATTATGTTGCTGGTGCAAATGTTCACGGTGCAGTAGAGTATGCAACTATCGCAAATGGAGTAGCCGGTGGAAACGTCACAGGACAAGTAGCGTTTGCGGCTATTGCTAATAGTGTTGCAGGTAGTAACGTTTATGGTCCTGTTAACTCATTAAATGCAGGTATATCTGATGTTGTAATCAGCGGTGGTGTTAATGGTTATGTGTTACAAACTGACGGTACAGGTAATCTAAGTTGGACTGCACAAACAGGTGGCGGCGGTGGTAATGGAACACCCGGTGGTAGTAACACAGAAATTCAATTCAACAATGCAGGTACATTTGGTGGCGCAGCCGGATTTACATTTACAAACACCTCAGGTGTAATGACTGTACCAAATGTAGTTGCAACATATAATGTAACTGCATCAAGCGCAAATGTTACAGGAACATTAAAGGCAACAACTGCTAATGTAATTACATTAAATGCATCAGACAATGTTAATGCAGTCAATTTAGGCGGTAGATTAACAACTAATATTCAACCTAACATTACTAGTTTAGGTACACTAACTAATCTAAACATACAAGGACCTGCTAATTTAGGAAGCATTAGTAACTTAACAATTACTGGTGGTACAACAGGTTATGTGTTATCTACTGATGGTACAGGTAATCTAAGTTGGTTACAAGCATCAGGAACGCCCGGCGGTTCAAATCAACAATTACAGTTTAATAACAGTGGAAGTTTTGCAGGCATACCAACTACTACATGGGATGGTAGTTTATTAACACTGGGTGATGTATCTCAAATCAGTATTGGTGGCGGAACTAGTGGTTATGTATTGACTACAGATGGTGCAGGTGCATTATCTTGGGCTGAAGGTGGCGGTGGTGGAAACCCCGGCGGTATTAACACAGAAGTTCAATACAATGACAATGGCAACTTTGCAGGTACTACTGGATTTACATTTAATAGTTCAACTGGTGTATTAACAGCACCCAATGCAACTGTTTCAGGATCAATAACGATTGTTAACAATGCTAATGTTACAGGTAACACTAGAACAGGTAATTTAACAGTTACTGGTAAAACTAATTTAGGTAATGTTGGTAATATCAACATTGCAGGTGGTAGCAATGGTTATGTATTAAAAACAAACGGAGCAGGGAACTTAGTTTGGGCGGCCCCTGCAGGTGGTAATGGATTACCCGGTGGTAACAACACTCAGTTACAGTTTAATTTAGAAGGTGACTTTGGTGGTATACCTACTGTAACTTGGGATGGTAGTGTACTTGCATTGGGTGATGCAGGAAATGTAAGTATTGGTGGTGGTAGCGCAGGATATATCTTATCTACTGATGGATCAGGTGATTTACAATGGGTTCCAAGTACAGGTAGCCCAGGTGGCGCAAACAATCAAATTCAGTTCAATCAAAACGGCACATTCAGTGGAAATACTAATTTTACATACAATCATGTAACAGGTGTTGTAAACTTAGTAGGTAGTATGGTTGCAAACTCACTAACACTGGGTACAGGATTAAATCAGTTTTGGACTGCAAACACGTTTGCTGCCACAACATCAGGTGCAGGATTGCAACAATTGTTAGCAATCAGTGCCGCAAATATTTCAGGATTAGAATTTACTATTGTTGCTACTGATGCTACAGCTGGTTATAGACAAATCACAAAGTCTACAGCGGTATATTATAGTGGCAATGTTAACTATAATGAATACAGTCAATTATATGTAGGTGGCCCAGTTGGGGACTATTCTATATCGTACAATGCAGGGTACATCGTGTTATACGTAACACCGGAAACAATGAATACCGTGACGTATAAGATGCAAATCACGCAGTATGCAACATAAAAATAAGAATGAGTGTATGCCCATTTTTGAGAAAATGATAAATATAAGATAATAAGGAATCAGCAAATGTCTCTTAAACCATTAAATTCAGTAGGCGGTTTTAGCGTAGGTAACAGTACGATTACAACAGTAATCTACCCAAATACCGATGTTACCACAGCCAATCTAGTTGTAAGTAATTACGCAAATCTAGGCGATGTGGGTAATATCTACATTGGTGGAGGTAACTCAGGTGCAGTACTTAGTACTGACGGATTAGGTAACTTAAACTGGTCATCAAGCCCCGGTGTTACTGAAATTCAAAATGGTAATAGTAATGTAAGCATTCCTGTTGCTAGTGGTAATATTTATATCAATGCTAATGCAGCAACCGATTCTCAATGGGTATTTGACATAACAGGTAATTTAACAGTACCTGGCAGTAGCTACATCATACCAAATAGCGGTAGTCTAAATCTAACGGACGCTTCTGGCAATAGTTATATTGACATTGATACAAACAACATCTACTTCTATACTGATTATGAAGGTAGTGAGTATGAATGGAATCTTGATAATTCTGGTAACACTACATTCCCTGCAGTCGGTACAGCAAATCTTGGTAATTTAGTAACTGCTAATTATGCAAATTTTGCCAATGATGTAACAATCACTGGCAATGCTAATGTAACTGGCAATGTAACAGCAAATAATTTCTCTACAACAGGCAGTGCAGGTAACATCAGTGGCGCAAACGTTATCTTTGCTAATAGTTTTACAAGTAACGGTGGTCTTGTTGACTTTAGTACTAATAATGCAAATGTACAATTAGGTAATATCGGTAATGTTCACATTTTAGGTGGCAGTGACGGCTATGTTCTTCAAACTGACGGTACCGGTAACTTATCATGGACTGAAGCGCCAAACATCAACGAAATTAAAAATGGTAATAGTAATGTAACTATCCCATCTCAAGACGGTAACGTTTACATTAATGCTAATAGTGGCAGTGATCAACAATGGGTATTTGATACAAATGGATATCTTACACTACCAGTTTATGGCGTAATTACTTCACTTACAAATCTTGATTTTTATACTTCTAATGTTTCAAGTTATAGTGAAATTTACTTAACTGACGGCCCTGGTGGTAATGTAACAATTGCTACAAATGCTGAATCACAAAACTGGACATTTGATCAAAACGGTCAATTAACATTGCCAAATGGTTCTAGCATAACTGGCCAACCAAACACAGCAATTAACATCTATACCAATTCTGGTGTCTATTCAGGTATCCAATTAAATGACAATGGCACTAATAGTAATGTTAAGTTGTACAGTCAAGAAGGTGCATATAACTGGATATTCGAAGATAATGGTAATTTAATTTTACCTAACGCTAACAGTGGTTATGCAACAATCACAACACCTGCGGCAAACAATATCAGTATTCAAACAAGCGGTGCAAACTACAGTCAAGTTATATTAAATGACAATGGTGATATATTATTATACACTAATGCACAATATTGGGAATATCAATTTGGATCAGACGGTACATTTAGTGTTGGTTCAGGTCAAACTATTGACTTCAACACAAATAATCCAAATGTGGTATTAGGTAATGTTGCTAATGTTCACATTTACGGTGGCGCATTAAATCAAGTTCTTACTACAGATGGTACAGGTAACTTAAGTTGGGCATCAGGTTCACAAGTTGCAAATGGTAACAGTAATGTAAGTATTCCTGTCGCTGATGGTAATGTAATCATTAATGCTAATGCAGGTACAGACTATCAATGGATCTTTGATACTACAGGTAATACAACATTCCCTGCAATCGGCACAGCTAATTTAGGTAACTTAGTAACTGCAAACTACGCAAACTTTGCAAATGATGCAAATATTCAAGGCAATCTTGAAGTTGGTGGTAATATTACTACTGGAGGCGGCACAGGTGGTAACATCAGCGGTGTTGATTATTTGTTTGCTAACTATGCAAATTTAGGTAATGACTTAAATGCTAACGGTAATGTAAACGTTCAAGGTAACATATTATCAAATTACTTCTATGCAAATGCTGATGCTAACATTGCGGGTAATTTGTATGTACAAACAAATGCAAATATTACAGGTAACTTAACAGTTGGTAATTTATTAGGTAAATTGGCAAACGGTACAAGTAATGTTGCTATTCCAGTAGTTAACGGCAATATCAACTTGTCAGTTGGTGGTAATGCTAACGTATTAACAGTAACAGCAACAGGTGCTAATGTAATTGGTACATTATATGCTAACGCTAATATCACAACAACAAGCACATTTGTTGGCAACACTATCACAAGTACTGGTACATATTTACAAATTGCAAGTGATTTGGTATCTAATGGCACATATAATATTAACTTAGTACCAGGTGGTGCAGGTAACGTTGATGTTCACAGCACATACATTACAAGTCTTGCTGATCCAGTTAATCCACAAGATGCGGCTACAAAGCAATATGTTGATAACATCAGTCAAGGTTTATATGTTCACCCAGCGGCAAATGTGTTGTCATCAGGTAATTTGAATGCAAGTTATAACAATGGTGGTACAAGTCTAACTGTTACTGACATTATTGGTAATAGTGTTGTTCAGTTTAGTGGCGCGCACGGATTAAGCGTAGGTAATACAATTTCATTTACTAATTCATTCAATGGTATTAGTGGCGATCCTGATATCTACTATGTAGCTTCAGTACCCGCATCTAATCAAATCACATTGAAGGATGAATATTATGGTCCCGCCCCAGTAGAAACATTAACTGCTGGATCAGGATTGTCACAGCCTGCATTAGGTCAAGCAGGTACAGGTGCAACATTGACAAATGCAGGTACACTTGCCGCATTAATTGTTGATAGTGTAACAACTACTACAGGCTTACGTGTTCTTGTAACTGGTCAAACAAATCAAGCATACAATGGTGTTTACGATGTAACAACAGTTGGTGATGGTTCAACTCCTTGGGTATTAACAAGAAGTGCTGATGGTAATAGTTATATCCCACAAAGTGCAAATGGTTTGGCAGCAGGTTCATACTTCTTTGTAACTGAAGGTGATGTATACGGTGGTTCAAGCTGGATCGTAACAACAACTGGTGAAATTGATATCGGTATTACAAACATTGCATTTGTACAATTCAGTCAAGGTGGTGCTTATACAGGTGCAAACGGCATCAATGTTACTGGAACATTAATTACTGCTAACGTAGACGGAACAACTACTGCAATTGTTGGTGGTAACATCACAGTTGCGGCAAATGCACAGTTGACAACACCAAATATTGGTGACGCAACTGGTACAAGTTTAACACTAACTGGTAATTTATTAGCTGGAAATGTTAATTCTAACACAGCAACAGTTACTAACAGTTTAACAGTTAACACATATGCTAACGTAAATAACTTTATTTCAACAGGTTATGCAAATGTTGGAACTGATTTAATTGTCGGTGGCAATGCAAATATCACAGGTAATGTTCAAGTTGGTACAGGTAGTGGCGGCAACATCAGCGGTGTAAATGTTATAACTGCTAACACAGCAAATGTTGTAGATGTAAGTGCTTCAGGTAATGTCAATGCGTTAACAGGCAATATTACTGCTAATGCATTCTATGGTAATAGCATAGACATCAACAACGGTGGCCCTGCAAACATCACAGGTAATTTAACTGCAAATTATATTACTGCTAATTACGATGCAAATATCAATGGAAATGCAAACATTACTAGCACATTATTTGTAGGCAACAGTTCAAGTAATGTAAATATTAGTAACGGTAATGCAAACTTAACAGGTAACATTTTTGTTGGCAATAATTCAAGCAATGTTGCAATCACAAATGATGGTAACATTACAGTTAGTAACGTAGTTAACACATATGATGCAAATGTAGCTAATGCGATTGTATTAGGTAACACAGCAATATATTGGGCAACAGTAACAACAGCAAGTATTGCGGCTAATCAAACAGTTGCACAAATACCAGTAGCAGGCATTACAGGTGTAGAATTCTTTGTTAAAGGTGTTGATGAAAACGGCACATTAAACAAATATAGTGCGGCTACAGTTATGGCTGTGTCAGACGGATCAGCAAATGCAGATTTCGTAATTTATGGAACAACATTTATCGGAGCAACTACAGGTGGATTAGCGGTTAATATTGTCGGTAGCAACATTGCATTACAGGTATCTCCTGCAAGTACAAACTCAACAGTATGGACCACACAATTTAGGACGATTTAATAATGGCACTAAAGCCCTTAAATTCCGGCTACGGGTTTAGCGTTGGTGTTAACTCGATTATTAACGTTGTTGACGTTAATGCGAATGTTACTGCTAATGTTTTAACCGTAGACACCTATGCTAATTTAGGTAATGTCAGTAATATTTTTATTGGCGGCGGAACTGCAGGTCAATATATACAAACTGACGGAAATGGCAATTTAAGTTTTTCTTCAGTAAGTTCAAATAGTGCGGCACCAATGCCGTACTTTATTCCCAACGGTCAAGCAACTGTTGTACCCTTTGATTATCAAGGTCTTTTTGCACAACCAATTGAAATTGACGGTCAACTTGAAGTTGACGGTATCTTAATTGACGTAAGTGGTGGCGGAGTTATAAATGCTACTTACGGGGAAATTTTATACGAAAACGACGGCGTACCAACAGGTATAAACGGTTTTGTAGTCAATACTGAAACTGCTGATGTAAATTTTCCTGCAAATATAAGAATTACAGGAAATGTAGTTCCTTTTTCCAATAATATTTCTGATTTAGGTTCAAATGTTCACCGTTGGGGTAATTTATACCTATCTGGAAATACTATCTACATTGGTAATAGTACTATTGAAACCGATAGCGGTAGTAATCTTGTTTTAACAAGCGGCACCGGAGCAAGTCTAGTAGTAGCAGGTAATGCAGAGGTAACTACTGTACAAAATGGCAATACTAATATGGCTATTACCGGTAATGGTAATATTAATTTTAGTGCTAGTGGAACTGCTAATATTGTAACAATTTCTAGTACTGGTTTAGTGGCTAGAGGTAATGTAAACTTCGGTAGTGCTAATCAAGTATCATTGGGCCCAATCAGCAATGTTTATATCAGTGGTGGTAGTAATGGTCAAATTCTAACAACAGACGGTTATGGAAATTTAACTTGGTCATCAAGCCCGTCAAACATAACAGAAATTCAGCATGGCTCAAGTAACGTAAGTTTACCTGATGTTAGTGGTAATGTCTATATCAACACTAACGGCAGTCAACAATGGAATTTTGATACCACAGGTAATTTAACCGCACCTGCAAACGGCACAGCAAATTTAGGTAATTTAGTAACTGCCAACTATGTAAATGTAGCAGTTAATTTAAATGCAAACGGTAACGTAACAGCGAACTATCTAACAGCAAACAATGATTTCATTGTCAATGGTAACGCCAATGTTACAGGAAACATAAACTTATCAGCAAATTCACTTATTAGTGATAGTACAGGCAGTACAGGCACACAGGGCCAGGTACTAACCAGTAACGGTACGAACACAGTTTGGGCATCAACGTTCTATTATGGTCCCACTCCCCCTGATTTTGCAACATTAAATTACGGCGACATTTTCTTCTATATAGACAATCCTAATAATTTTCAAAGATTATACATGTGGGTAACTGACGGATCAAGTAGTTATTTCTACGATTTCTTACCACCTAGCTTTTAAAGGGTAAATAAGACATGGCATTCCCAGTAAACCCAACAAACGGACAAACATACAACGATGGTACCTACACGTATAAGTATAACTCCGTACTTAGATCATGGACTAAAGTTGCGCAAACACTTTCTAACGTAAGCAATGTAGTTACTCAAACTGGTAATGTAACTGCCGGTAACTCAACCATCACTTCAAATACTATTACTGTGGGGACAACCACGGTTTCAAATAGTAATGTTACAGTTGGTAATACTACTATCTCAAATAGTAATGTAAAAGTTGGCAATACAACAATTTCTAACAGCAATGTTACAGTAGGTAATACAGTAGTAGGTAACAGTAATATTACAGTTGGCACTACTACAATATCTAATAGCAATGTCACAGTTGGAAATACTGTAGTTGGCAATAACAATGTGACTATCGGAACTACTACTGTATCCAATGGCAATGTCACAGTAGGCACATCAACTATCTCAAGCAATTCAGTAAGTGTAGGTAGTACTACTATTTCTAACAGTAATGTAACAGTTGGTAATACTGTTGTTGGCGCAAGTAATGTAACAATTGGTAACACTACTGTGGGTGACGGCAATGTTACTGTTGGTAATTCAACAATTACAAGTAACACTGTTAGTGTAGGTAACACCTCATTGGGAAGTAGTAATATTACAGTAGGTACTACTTCAATATCAAATAGCAATGTTACTGTTGGTAACACCATAGTATCTAGTAGCAATGTTACAATTGGTAATACAGTAGTTTCAAGTAGCAATATATCTGTTGGTAACACAGTGGTATCTAGTAGTAATGTTACAGTTGGTAACACGGTTGTTTCAAGTAGCAATGTAACAATTGGAAATACTGTAGTTTCAAGTAGTAATGTAAAAATTGGAAATACTGTAGTTTCAAGTAGTAATATATCTGTTGGAAATACTGTAGTATCTAGTAGCAATGTAACTGTAGGAAATACTGTAGTATCTAGTAGCAATGTAAGTGTAGGTAGTACCACAGTATCTGATGGAAATGTAACAGTTGGAACTACTTCAGTAACTAACACTCAAGTAACTTCAAACTATTTGATAGCAAATAGTGGATGCGTGACTATTGGAAACAGCACGATTTCTGTAGACAGTGGTAGTAATAGCGCAGGTATACTAGTGTCAGGTGTTGCTAATATTAATATTGGATTAAGTTCTAACGTTACTTTAGGATCAAGTTCAAGTAATACTACTATACAGGGTAACTTAGTTTCTAACGGAAATGTTAGTACTACACAAACAATTATTGCAACAAACATTGCAGTTTCAAATTTATACTCACAAAGAACCAGTATAAATGTCAATACAAATACAATTGTAGACCAATTTCCTCTAGCTGAATATAGGTCTGCAAAATACACAATTAAGGTGGGAGACAACACCGGTTATCAGTCGATTGAAGCACTTTTGATTCATGATAGCATAAATAGTCTTATAACAGTATATGGTAGTTTGTCTACTACAGGGGTAGATTTAGTGGTATTAAGTTCTGCTATTAATGGTGGAAATGTGCAATTGTTAGCATCAGGACTTAATAGTGGTACTAGTCTAAACTTGTTGGGGACATATGTACCCGATTGATTTTAATAAATTAGGATAAAAAATGTCAACATCAATAAAGAATTTCGTAATTAAAAATGGCGCAACAATCGGGAACGTAATCATTGATGCAGCCAGCAATACAATATATGCTAACTCAGGTTCAGTACAAACAGCAAATCTAAAAGTTAGTACGTATGCTAACTTAGGAAACGTTGGTAATGTCTATATCGGTGGCGGCAGTTCAGGTGCTGTACTTAGTACTGACGGTACAGGTAACTTGACTTGGTCATCAAGTCCCGGTGTTACCGAAATTCAAAATGGTAACAGTAATGTAAGTGTCCCTGTTGCTAGTGGTAATATTTACATTAATGCTAACGCAGGTTCAGACTATCAATGGATTTTTGACACAACAGGTAATTTCACAGCCCCGGCCAGCGGAACAGCAAACTTAGGTAATTTAGTAACTGCTAACTATGCAAACTTTGCAAATGATGCAAATGTACAAGGTAATTTGTTTGCTGGTAACGCAAACATAACAACAGACATTATAGTTGGTGGTAATGCTAACGTAACCGGTAATGTAAGTGCAAATAATGCAAATCTAACAACAGACATTATAATTGGTGGAAATGCTAATGTAACAAGCAATGTAAATGCAGGTAATGCAAATGTAACTACATTATTAACAACTGGTAATGCAAATGTTACTACAGACTTAGCTGTTGGTGGAAATGCTAATGTAACAAGTAATATAAATGCAGGTAATGCAAACATAACTACATTATTGACTACAGGCAACGCAAATGTAACATTGGATCTTACTGTTGGTGGAAATGCTAATGTAACAAGCAATGTAAATGCCGGTAATGCTAACGTAACTACTTTATTAACAACTGGTAATGCTAATGTTACAAGTCAATTAAATGCTGGTAATGCTAATGTTACAAGTCAATTGAACACCGGTAATGCCAATGTAACGAATAATTTAGTTACTGGTAATGCTAATGTAACTGCTAATCTAGTAGCAGCCAACGCTAATATTACATCATTCTTGACATCTGCAAACGCTAACATTACTATCATTACTGCTGGTAATATCTATGCTAATGCAGGTAACATTGTTGCTAACACATTAGGTGGTACATTAAATGTACAATCAAATGCACAACCAAATATCACAAGTGTTGGTACATTAACAAGTTTACTAGTATCAGGTAATATTCAATCAAATTCAGACGTACTTGCTAACACCGTTTCAAGCGTGTCAGGTCCAATCACAGTTACAACTACAACAAACGGTGATATTAATTTACATCCAGATGGTACAGGTAATGTTGATGTTGCTAACACATACATTACAAATCTTAAAGATCCGTACAATCCACAAGATGCGGCAACAAAGAACTATGTAGATGTTACTGCACAAGGTCTATTGCCTAAAGCATCTTGCGAATATGCAACAGCCGCGGCACTCCCAGCATACACTTATAACAACGGTGCAAGTGGTGTTGGTGCAACATTAACAGGTAATGTAAATGGTGTACTAACAGTTGATGGCGGAACACTAAGTGTTGGTGAACGTATTCTAGTTAAAAATGAAACAGGTGGAAATCAACCATATAACGGTATCTATTCTGTTACTGCTACAGGTAGTGCAGGTTCACCATACATTTTAACACGTACCAATGACTTTGACTCACAAAGCCCAAGTGGTGAAATCCCAGGTGCATTTACATTCATTATTGCTGGTACTACAAATGCAAATACTGGTTGGGTATGTACTACACAACCTCCTGTAACTCTTGGTACAACACCAATTACATTCACTCAGTTCTCAGCGGCTGGTGAATATACTGCTGGTACAGGTATTAGCATCAATGGTACAGTTATTAGTATTGCAAACACAAGTGTGTCAGCAGGTTCATATGGTGGCGGTGATGTAGTAGCAACATTTACAGTTAATGACCAAGGTCAATTAACAAATGCAAGTAACACATATATTACTGCTAATGCGGCTAACTTAACAGGTAACACACTTGCATCAAGTATTGTTACTTCGAGTCTAACAAGTGTAGGTACATTAGGAAACTTAGAAGTTACTGGTAATATTACTAGTGATACTGGTTATGTTCTTGCAAACTATATTGGTCAAACAACTACTCAGTTATACGGTAATGGTATTAGTATCAGCAACATCGCTGGTGCTAACGTATCAGGTAATGTAGCAAATGCAAATTTAGCCGGTTATGTTACACAAAACTCACAAAGCAATATCACAAGTGTCGGTACATTAACAAGTTTAAGTGTTACTGGTGATATCACTAGTTCTACTGGTAATATTACTGCTGGTAATATTGGTAGTGGCTCAACATACTTGATTGGTAACGGTGCGGCTATCAGTGGTATTACTGGTGCTAATGTAACAGGTAATGTTGCAAATGCAAACTTAGCTGGTTATGTAACACAAAATGCACAAAGCAATATTACTAGTTTAGGTACATTAGCTAACTTAGCAGTAGCAATTGGCCCAGTTGACTTCAGTACTAGTAGTAACGTAGATTTAGGTAATATCAGTAACGTACATATCTTAGGCGGTCAGAGCGGACAATACTTGCAAACTGATGGTTCAGGTTCACTCTCATGGTCTACAATCAGTCAATCAAGTATCAGCAATGGTAGTTCAAATGTAAGTATTCCTTCAACGAACGGTCCGGTTGTTATAAGCGTTAACGGTGCTTCTAACATAGTAAACGTAACTACTGCTGGTGCAAATGTTAATGGTTCATTAATAGTTGCTAACGCTGGAACAGGTAATATCACTAGTGATAACGCAAATATAATTGGTACCTTGACAGCAGGTAATGCAAACGTAACTGCTAATTTAACAGCTGCCAACGCAAATGTAACAACATTGTTAACGGCAGGTAATGCTAATGTTACAGTTCAATTAAATGCAGGTAATGCAAATGTAACTGGTAACTTAGTAGCAAATACTGCTAATGTCACAGGCAATGCT